GGATCAACTGGCGCATCGTCCGGGTTGGAGTCAGTGACAAATGCGGTGAAGCACGCCGCCACCTTGTCGAGCGTCAGGCGGGCCTGGGCGTGGTCCCCGATGTCGCGCAGCGTGAGTAGCGAGGATGCGCCCCATGGAACACCGGTCGCCTGCCCAGGCCGGCGCACGTCGTAAACGTGGCAGATTTCCGAGGCCTCGATCAGATCAGAGCCCAGCCGCGACTGGCGCCAGTCGCTCTCGCCTGGGTGGTTCTTCCTGATGTAATAGCCGGTCAGCCGCCCGTCGTCGTCGTATGCCTTGCCAAAAACAATAGACGATCCATTGTCTTTTGACATATCAAGCCAGTCGGGCTCCAGCACCTGCAGCGTCAACGGTGGCAAGCCTTGCAGGATCAGCCGCTCATCAATCCGCCGCCTGACCAGGCAACTGCCGCGGACTGCGATGGTGCGAGCTATCAGCGCCTGCAGGCCGTAGAAGTTTAGTTTGCCGTAAAAGTCACAAGCCGCAGAATCGGCCCAATCATTCCATAGCTGAGAATACTTTTTATTTTTATTAACTGGTTCTCCTACAATTCCTTCGCCAATCCAGTTATTTACAATGACCGCAATTGCCTTACCTGCCCAGGAGTCGGAGTCCACTTGATCCTGATGCCTTGAAACAATCCGCTGCAGCACTTGCCGCAAGTCGGCATTAGGCCCCCGGCTCTGTTCGTGCCATCCATCGGTGCGGCGCGATTGCTTGCCAGCCTCATAGGCACGCAGCCTGGCCTTGTATAGCTCTGATTGTGCAATCTTTAGATCGTTCTCAAGTGTTGCCCGACTGCGCTTTGCCATCGCCTACGCTCTCTTGAAAGTCTGGTAAATGCGTTTGACTGGCCTGACTTGCGTTGCCTCAACCTCGGCAACCATCTTTCTTTCGGTCTCCAGCATTTCTGCCAGGCTGCGGTAGGTCAGTTCTCGGCCATCCGAGAACCGGACCTTGAGCACGCCTTCGGCGATCGCCGAACGCAGCTCCGCTAGTTGCTCTGCTGTGTAGCTCATGCCTGCAGTCTACCTACCAGTAGTTGCTAGTCCGACGCTTAGGTGGCTGCTGTGGCTGAGGAGTCTGAGCCTTGCCCAGCTGCGCCTCAAGTTGGTCCCACATGGTCGCCCGGTTGTAGCGCCGGGCCACAAGCTGGAGTGCCGCATAGGCCATGCGGGTACAGTCGCCGCCCTCGTCGCGGGAGCCCGGGGGGAGCACCCAGCTGTAGGTGGTCTGGCCCTTGTCGCGCTTTGGCATCCGCTTCCAGGGGAACAGCTCGGCCAGAAACTGGTCGGTGCTGGCCATGCCGAAGTGCAGGTAGCCGGGGCCCGGCTGCTCATTGCGCAGGCGGCCCTGGAGGTGATTCACGCTGGCGTCATAGCCGATGTTGAACAGCAGCACGCCCTTCTTCGTAATGCCCTGGTTCTTGCGGTTCACATCCACCGGCACGCCGCGGCCGATCAGCGGTTTGCCCTTTTGCGGCGCGCCCTTCATCGGCACCCAGCTCGAAGTGCGACTGCGGCACCAGTCGCGCACCTCATGAGTGGCATAGCCGCCGTCATCAATGCCGCCCATGGTCAGCCGGAGCTCTGTGCCATCGGCGCGGCGCCATTGCGTCTTGGCGATCTGATCAAGCTGGGCCAGGGTCTCCGGCTGCTGCGGGTCGCCATCGATCTCCCAGTGGCCTAGGTGCCAACCCTCTTCACCGCGACCCCAGCCCCAGACGGTGAGCACCAGCCGCTCGCCAACGGTGCCGCCGCCGCCCTGCACGTCCACGCCAGCGGTGAGCAGCAGCACGCCATCGGGCACCGCGCCCTCGGGGTAGCCGTTGCCAGCAGCCTCGTTTTTGCGGCGTTGGGCTAGGCCATCACCGGTGAGCTTGCCGCTGATGGAGTCTTCCCACGGCTTACCAAGCACCGTGTTGTGGAAGGTCTGCATTGCATCGGGATCACCTTTGCGCATAGCCTCCATGGCCTCGTCATGTTCACGCGTGATCACGTTCCAGTCCGCTGCCGGGCTATAGCTGTAGCCGGCCCAGATATGAAAGCTGACCAATCCTGGCTGTTGGCTGACTGCTGTAGGGCGCCACTCGCCGCGCTCCACCATCCACCGTTTTTTGCTGTGGGGGATTGGCTCGCCGCAGTTCTCGCATTCGTAGTGGCCAGCGTGCTCGCCCTCGCGGATCATCTGCTCCCAGCGCATTGCCTGCATGGCTTGGCAGAACGGGCAGGGCACATAGAACCGCCGCTGATCGCCGCGCAGGAACCACTCTTCCGTCTTGCCACCGGCGAAGATCGGGGTTCCCCCGAGGCCTACCTTGCGGTCCCAGTAGTAGTCCGCCCGGTTGCGGCCCAGCTTGATCGGGTCACCCTCGTCGAGCTTGGGGTAGGCGTCCACCTCATCGAACAGGACCACCTTCCTGGACTTGCGCCGGAAGCTCCGGCCGCTGGCGGCGTTCACGATGTCGATCAGGCCGCCATTGCTCAGCTGCTTCAGCAGGATCGTGTTGCTGGCAGTGCCGCGGGACTTGCTCTCGCTGATCAGGCCGCGCAGCGCTGGCGTGTCTTCAAACAGCGGCTTGATCTCTTCCTTGCTGTAGCCCTCGGCGTCTTCCTTAACCGGCTGCACGATCATCACCGGGCAGGGGTCTTGGTGGCTGTAATACTGCACCACCACGCCGAGCATTTTTGTCCAGCCCACCCGGGCGCTTTTCATGATTGCCACCGTTTCCACGGTCGGATCGGTGAAGGCGTCGAGGATCTCGCGTTGATACGGCAGCGTGTTCCATTTGCCTTTCTCGGCGGCGTTGCCAGTCATCACCGCGAACTCGTCGGCGTACTCGCTCAGCCGCAGCCGCGGCGGTGGCTTGAAGCCCGCCAGGGTCTGCCGGGTCAGCTTGCCCACGTCGGCGGTGATCATGCCTTCACCTCCCCGGCCGCCAGCTCTTCGAGGGCCTCGCGGATCAGCGTGGTCAGCAGCTCTACCTCCTCGATTTCCAGGTGGGGGATTCGCTGCTTTGCGGTGCTGGGCACGCCGAGCAGGCGGGTGCGGGTGATGTTCACCGCGCCGCCCCAGGCGAGCTCCACATCTTCGCGGCGGAGCAGTAGGCCCTCCTGCGTCTTGCGCTGCAGCTCCAGCAGGTTGGCCTTCTCAAACTCGCTGCGGGCGCGGCTGATCGTGTAATCGGGGAGGTCTTCCGGCGCATCGATAGGGAGCTGAGCAGGCTGGCGCCGGGGCGGCGCCGGCCGCTCACGCTTTGCCGCTGGTTGTCGTGCCTCGGCCTGGTGCGGCGCCACCCGCGCCAGGTACTCGGCCACCAGCAGATCGGCATCCACACGCAGCGGCTTGGCCTGCAGGATGCACGGGCTCCCCTGGAGGGCTCCACGTTCGCAGAGCTTGTCCAGGTTCTGCCGGGTGCAGCGGCGTCCGGTCTGGGCCTCGATCAGCTCGGCGCCCTTGGTGCTGTTGATCGGAGTAGCCATTGCAACCAGGCTAGGGAGCGGTTGCAGCCTGGTTGCAAGTTGGGAGCCTGAGCCTGTCAGGCCAGTGCAAGTGCCAGCTGCTGGCCCTCAGGCGGGCGGATCACCCTGCGGATCCGGTGGAGCCGGAGCTCGCTGAAGAACGGCTGGGAGCGATACCAGGTCTCCATGTCGTTGGTTCGCTTGTTGGCGTTGCATGGCCAGCAGGCCGGCACGATGTTGCCAATGTCATGGGCGCCACCGCTGCTGATCGGCTCCACGTGCTCAATCTGCATGTCGCCGCCGGTGCCGCAGTAGGCGCAGCAGTTGCCAAACTCGTTGAACCGTTGGCGGAGTGCGGACACCGGGATCTGCACGGGGGTCTGGCCCCGGTTCTGGGCCTTGCGCCGCTTGGACTTCTCCCGGTGGTAGAGGCGCAGGTCGGGCTTGATCTGGTATTCCAGCCACCAGCTCACCCGGGTCCATTGGCGGTCGTGGGAGGCGCGATCATCTGGGTGCTCGCGCCAGTGGCGCAGCTGCTCATTCATCACCAGGCGGGCGACGCTGGGGGATCGACCGGCGGCACGGATGGCCTTCTGCAGGGCCGTTGCAGAGGCGCCGTTGATCCGCTCGGTTCCACGGGTTGTCAGGCCTTGGCCAAGAAATCGTTGCCTGATCTTTGCCTTGTGCAGTCTTCGCTGCTCAGCACGCGCAGGCGTTAACTGCCTTTGCCTGTCAGCCTCCGCCAGCGCTGGGTCAGCTCTTCTGATGGCAGCCCTTTTTCTAGCCTCTCTGCAAAGCTTTTCCCTGTTTGCTTGGTACCAAGCCTGCCTGGTGGCAACGGTCGCTGAGCAGGCTTTCCTGATGCTTTCGCAGCAAGCACATTTGCCCTGCATTCTGAGCGAAGCCTCTAGCTGATTCCATTGGTGCCCAGCAGGGCAGAGCTTGCCGAGTGTTTGCCCTGGCGGCCAGCCCATTGCCTCATAGTCCAAGAAAGACAACAGCCAGCTTGAATCTTTTCGACCGGTGCACCCCATGCAGCTGGATGCTGTGGCGTGAATCCTTCTCAAGCTTTGCTCTGTGCCTGGCCATGCGTGGCCGTGCTTGCAAAGCGTTCCGAGGCGAAAGCGATCGCCATCAAATGCGTAACGTAGTTCCATCGGCCTGTGTCTTCAGGTTGGTCACGGGCCGGGAGTCTCACCTCGCCGGTCCACAATCAGGCTAGAAACTCTGATTCGCAACCTTCGCCACAACATTTGTGGACAGATTTTCTGAGTCGCTTGGGACC